CGCATTACGTTATATGATTATGAGCAGACCTAGAATAGCAAGCCCATATGATCGGATACGAGAGTTAAAACAAGAAATATACGCACCTTCTGATACAACCTTTGGGTATTAAACATGGCAGAAAACGAAAATACATTTTTAAACGCTAACAACATTTATGAAGATGTGGAAGGTGAGTCTGGAAAAATTCTAGATTTAGAACTTGCAGAACAATCAAATCTTGTTGGTATTATTAAAGATAGATTTCAACAAGCTGAAGATGCTCGTCAATCAGATGAAAGACGCTGGTTACGTGCATACGAAAACTACAGAGGTTTATATCAGAAGTCTGTTAAGTTCAGAGAGTCTGAAAAATCTAGAGTCTTTGTAAAAGTTACTAAAACAAAAGTACTAGCAGCCTTTGGGCAGTTAGTTGATGTTATGTTTGGTACTGGTAAGTTTCCGATTGGTATTAGTGAAACTAAAGTTCCAGAAGGCGAATACGCTTCTGCACATTTAGATACACAAAATCCAATGCAAGGAATTGAAATGTCTCTTCCAGACGAAGAAATGCCTGATAACATAGGCAATCGAATGGAAGACGAGCCTCAAGAAAACCCATACGATATAGGTTTTGAAGGCGATGGTCGTGCTTTAAAAGCAGGAGCTACTTTTGGTAAAGGTGTTTTTGAAGATAGTTTAGAAGATCAAGCTGAAGATAAAGGTTTCTTAAAAGAAGGTTATAGCGCAGATCCAAAAGTTTTAGAAGTAAACCCTGCACAAGAAGCTGCACGTAGATTAGAAAAACTTGTCCATGATCAAATAGAAGAATCAAACGGTTCATCAGAAATACGAAATGCTTTACTTGAATCTGCGTTGTTAGGCACAGGTATTGTTAAAGGACCATTTAATTTTAACAAAAAACTAAGTAGGTGGACTACTAACGAAGAAGGTGAACGAGAGTATAATCCTTTAGAAGTTAGAGTACCACGAATAGAGTTTGTAAGTTGTTGGGATTTCTATCCTGATCCATCTGCAACTGATATGGATGAATGTGAATATGTAATTCATCGTCACAAAATGAATCGTAGTCAACTTAGACAACTGCGTAACATGCCTTACTTTGACAAAGATGCCATTCGTGAATGTTTACAGATGGGTCCGAACTACGAAGAAAAAGGTTTTGAAAGTCAGTTAAAAGATAACGCTAGAACAGAAGAAGAATATAATTCTAGTTATGAAGTACTTGAGTATTGGGGTATCATGGATGCTGAATACGCAAGAGAAGTAGGTATAGACTTACCCGACACGATAGATGATTTAGACGAAGTACAAGTTAATGCGTGGGTAACAGGTGGTAAACTATTACGCGCTGTTATTAATCCATTTACACCGTATCGTATTCCTTATCATGCTTTTCCTTACGAAAGAAATCCATACAACTTCTTTGGTATAGGCATTGCTGAAAACATGGATGACAGTCAACAGATAATGAACGGACATGCTAGAATGGCTATAGATAACTTAGCTCTTTCTGGTTCGATTGTATTTGACATAGATGAGTCTGCCCTTGTAGGTGGACAATCAATGGAAATATATCCCGGAAAAGTTTTCCGTAGACAAGCAGGAATGGCAGGACAATCAATCTACGGTTTAAAGTTTCCTAATACAGCTAACGAAAACATGATGATGTTTGACAAGTTTAGACAACTTGCAGACGAACAAACTGGACTACCTAGTTACAGTCACGGACAAACAGGTGTTCAAAGTATGACAAGAACAGCATCAGGTATGTCAATGTTGTTAGGCGCAGCTAGTTTAAATATTAAAACAGTTGTTAAAAACCTAGATGATTTCTTATTGAAACCATTAGGTGAAGCATATTTCCAATGGAACATGCAGTTTTTTGAAGGTGATTTAGATGTTAAAGGTGATTTAGAAGTTAAAGCTACAGGTACAAATAGCTTGATGCAAAAAGAAGTACGAAGTCAAAGATTGACTATGTTCTTACAAACTGCACAAAGTCCTGCTATTGCACCGTTTGTTAAGATTTCTAAACTTGTAAGTGAACTAGCCTATAGCTTAGATTTAGATCCAGATGAAATACTGAACGATCCTGAAGAAGCAGCTATCATGGCACAAATAATAGGTATGCAAAATGCTGGACAAGAAACAAGCACAGAGACTGAACCCACTGGTCAACAGCCCACAATGGCTGCCGCTGGAGGATTACCTCAATCACCACAAGAACTTGGAGTTACAGGTACTGGCGGTGGCAACATCGGAACTGGAAATGTTCCGCAGTCAGGGGAGGATCAATTCTCTGGAACGGTTGCTTCAGCTCCCCCAATCGGTTAAACAAGTAATTAAAGAGAGCAGATAATGAAAAAGAAAAAAGGAATGTTAACTGATGATAAAACCAGAATAGGTTATCAAGAAGGTGCTGAAGTAGAAGCAGGTCCAACTATAGAAGAGATGAAAAAGTTGTTAAGTACTAATTTAGGAATAGTAGATCCTGATGAAATATCTTTAAACCGCATTGTAAATTATACAGATGAAGAAACTAAAAAAGCATATCAAGTATTTTTAGAAAAAGAAAAAGAAAGAAAGCGAATAGAAGACGAAAAAAGAAGAACTGCTGATATGGAAAAAGCTGCTGCAGAATTTAAAGGTAGAACTATGAAAAATAAAGGCGGTATGTTAAGCGATGATGAAGATCGTATGTCTTATAAAGAAGGTGGTAAAGGTATTGAAGCGTTAAGAAAAGAAGCTCCAGAAGTTGTAGCTAGAATGGGCTATGAAGAAGGAGGAAGCACGGACGCTCAAATGCCAAACATGATGCCTGCAGAAAACATGCCAATGCCTACAGAAGAAATGGATATGATTCCAGATGAACAAATGGAACAAGACCATTTAGATTTTATAATTAACGAATCATTAGATCAAGAAGAAGAATCTTATCTAATGCAAGCATTACAAGCTGATGATAGATTAAGCATGATCTTTGATAAGGTTATGGACACAGCTTCAGAATTTTCAGGGGATGGACCTGTTGAAGGTTTAGGCTCTGAAGTCTCCGATTCGATACCCGCAAGGTTATCGGATGGTGAGTTTGTTATTACAGCAAAAGCTACAGATGAAATAGGTTCTGATAATTTACAGAACATGATGGACTCTGCAGAAGAAGTTAGTGATAACAGAAAGCAAGTAGCAATGGGTGGATCAATTCAAGACGAATCTAAAGTAGACCAATTTGGTAAATCTATAGATGAAGACTTGGCAGACGAAGAAATACGTAGAAGTATGTTGTCTGTTAATCCACGTTTGCAATAACGATAGAGCTACCTTAGAAGTTTAAGCCCTCTATCACAATAATAACCGAAAGGCTACCTTGACAAAAACAAACCCTGCACTGTCGACATTTGCAGCTACTTTGTTTAGAAAGCCCCTAGTAGGAGTAAGAAGATGGCAACACAAGCGAAAGAAGAACCAAAAGCTAATCCTTATAATAAAAATAAAGACTGGCATACTAGTGATGAAAAAGAATTTGTATCTGCTGATAGTGCGTTTTTTAATAAACCAAAGGAAGATAAAGTAGAAGCTACAGAAACTAACAGCGAAGAAACTCCTGTTAAAGAAACAGCATCTAAAAATCAACCTTATAAAAAACCTGACTATAAAAAAAGATACGATGATTTAAAATCTCATTATGATAAAAAACTTAACGAGTTTAAAAGTAGAGAAAAGACACTTATAGAAGAAGCTGCTAATACTAGCAAACAAAACTATAAAGCTCCAAAAACTGCTGAAGAACTTGAAGAGTTTAAAAAACAATATCCAGATGTGTACGATGTTGTAGAAACTGTATCACAAATAAAAAGCGGTGAAAGTATTAAATCTTTAGAAGATAAAATTTCATCACTTGAAAAACGTGAAATAGAAATACTACAACGCGAAGCTGAGAGTAGACTCTTATCTAAACATCCTGACTTTGACGATATTCGCAACAGTGAAGATTTTCATAGTTGGGCTAAAGAACAACCTGAGTCAATTCAAGATTGGATATATAATAATGCAGACGATGCTGATCTAGCAAGCCGAGCTTTAGATTTATTTAAAAAAGATTTAAACATTGACACTTCTTCTAAAGCTAAAAAACCATCTTCAGCTAAGTCCAAAAAATCTGCTGCTGATATGGTTTCAACTAAAACAACTTCAGTTGATCCAAAGCAGGAAAAAATTTGGACTGAAAGGGAAATAGCTAATATGTCTATACAAGAATTTGACAAGTACGAAGAAGAAATCGGAAAAGCAATTCATGAAGGCAGAGTAGTTAAATAAAAACAATAACTTTTAATTTGATAAAATAATGGAGAAGTAAAATGGCTTATAACCAATCAGATCAGTTCTTTGAACCAAGTACTGATACTAACGCTAACTTTGCGAACTCCGTCAGCGGTCAAACTAATTCGTTTTTCCTTCCCGCAGTCTACTCTAAAAAGGTTCTCAACTTCTTTAGAAAGGCTTCGGTTGTAGAAGCGATCACCAACACAGATTATGCTGGTGAAATTGCCGCTTTCGGAGATTCCGTAAAGATTATAAAAGAACCTGAAATCACTGTGTACCAGTACGAACGTGGTGCAGATGTTACAGCTACTAAATTAACTGATCAAGAGTTGACTCTTGTAGTTGACACAGCTAACGCATTTAAATTCATCGTTGATGATATTGAAACTTCAATGTCTCACGTGAACTTTAAAGAAGTTGCTAGTTCATCTGCAGCATATGCTCTTCGTGATGCTTATGATGAAGGTATCATCGCTACTATGTTCGCAGGTGTATCTGCAGCAAGTCCTAACCATATACTTGGTTCTGACAACGCTACTGATTTAGCTGCAGGCACATTTGATGGAACTGGTAATCTTGACATCGGTTTTGCAGCAAGTGAACACGATCCTATTGACGTATTGTCACATATGGCTCGTTTGCTTGATGAACAGAACATTCCAGAAGAAGGTCGATGGTTCTTAGCATCACCTGATTTCTACGAAGTTCTTGCAAGTTCATCGTCAAAACTTTTGTCTGTTGATTATAACGCAGGTCAAGGTTCTATTAGAAATGGTCTAGTCTCAAGTGGAAAACTACGTGGATTCGATATGTACAAGTCAAACAACATTGCTGCAACAACTAATGCTGCAGGTAAATGTTTGGCAGGTCACATGTCATCTACAGCTACTGCTCAGACGATTACAAGTACTGAAGTATTGCGTGATCCTGATAGCTTTGGAGACATTGTACGAGGACTCCACGTTTATGGTGGAAAAGTACTACGTCCTGAAGCATTAGTTTCTGCTTTCTATGGTATTGACTAAATAGATTCGGGGGTGTAAAAACCCCCTTTTCTTTTATTTAGAAGGGAAAACAAATGCCACAAATCGGCAACGATAAGAATCCTATAATTATGAACGGATTCAAAAAGAAAAAAAGTACAAGAATTTTAGGAATGTTAAGCAACGCTTATTCAGGAGAAGCTAAAAAGAACTATCAAGATAATTACGATAAGATTTTTAGCAAAAAGAAAAAAGGGTAGATAATGGCAACAACATATTTAACACTAGCAAACGAAGCTCTTAGAGAACTAAACGAAGTTCCTTTAACTGCATCAAACTTTTCAAGTGCTGTAGGAATACAGGCTTTTGTTAAAGAAGCTACTAACAGAGCTTTAAATGATATAGCCAACGAAGAACCTCAGTTACCTTTTTTTGCTGCAGCACCTAGCGGTGGTACAGATCCTTTTTATGGAAATGTTACTGTTGAAACTGTAGCAGGCACAAGATGGTATCTTCTTAAATCAGGAAGCTCTAGTATTACTACAGATTATGCTTCTATAGATTGGGATGATTTTTATATTACAACAATAGGAGTATCGGGTGAATCAGCTCCTTATGTTTCAAGAGGTTTAAAATTTATATCTTTATCTGATTGGAGAAGATACAGAAGAGATTCAGAAAACGCAGACGATGCTGATACCCAAAACTATGGAGAGCCTCGTTACGTTATTAGAAGTCCAGATCATCGTAAAGTAGGTTTAAGTCCTATACCTGATAAAGCATATAATTTACATTTCTATGCTTTTAGTAAACCGACAGAACTTTCATCTTATGATGATACGATTGCTTTACCAGATCAATATGCTTCTATTGTATTAGCTAGAATTAGATATTACGTACATCAATTTAAAGACAGTTTACAACAAGCAGCTTTTGCATTAGATGATTATAAAAAAGGTATGAGGCGAATGAAATCTAATCTAATTAATCCTCAGCCTAAAAATATGACAGACGATAGGATTTATTTCTAATGGCAGCTTCACAACCCTTTTCATTAGCACTACAAGGAGGGCTAGATAAAGCCAGTAACGCAATAGAGCTTTTAAAAACTCCGGGAAAAGCTACAGTATTAACAAATTTTGAAGTATCTACTAAAGGTGGATACAGACGTATTAACGGATATAGTCAGTTTGGTGACGGTACAAGACCAAACAGCAGTAATGATATTTTAGGACTTAGAGTATATGCAGACGGTGTAATAGCCTGTTCAGGTACAAACATATACTTTAGTCAAACAGGAAATAGTTGGTTACAGATTAATAGATCAAACGTAACAGGAAGCGGAGATAACTACAGTACCTTTACAGGTCGTGGTACTTCTACTAGAACTTCACAGAGCAAAGCACACTTTGCAGTCTTTGAAGGCGATACAGATTACGGTGAGTTAATTATTACAGATGAAGGCTCTGGAGCAAAACCTTTCTATTTTAAAATGACAGGTACAAATGCAGATGTTACTACCAGAACATTTTTTGCAAAAGAGATTACAGTAAGCGGTACACACTATCCTAAGTTCTGTGTAATACACGATAAACATTTAGTAGTTGCAGGTGCTTCTACAGCTAAGAACACGATCTTTTATAGTGGTACAAGTGACATAGATGATTTTACAACTTCAGGATCAGGCAGTATTGTACTAGACGATCAAGTAGTAGGACTTAAATCTTTCCGTGATGAACTGTTTATCTTTTGTAGAAACTCAATTTACAAATTACAGAATATAAATAACGCTAGTACAATAGCTGTTGTACCAGTTACAAAGAACGTAGGTTGTGTAGACGGTAAGACTATACAGGAATTTGCAGGTGACTTGATCTTCTTAGCTCCTGATGGTTTTAGGACTGTTGCAGGTACAGCAAGAATTGGTGACGTAGAGTTAGGAACTATAAGTAAATCTATACAGCCTATTCTAAATAGTATTTTTGATAGCTCTATTGTACAAGAGTATAGTAGTGTTGTAATTAGAGATAAGTCGCAGTACAGAATGTACTACAGTTCTTCAACAGCTTCTACAGCAAGCTCTAAAGGAATTATAGGTACGTTAACTTCAAGAGGTTTTGAATGGTCAGAAATAGAAGGTATTCAAGCTCCTGCTGTTACTTCTGGTTTTAATGCTTCAGATGTAGAAAAAGCTTTTCACGGTGATAGAGATGGATATGTTTATAATCACGATACAGGAAATAGTTTTAATCCTGCAGGAGCTGAAACAAACATACACGCTAAGTATCAGTCACCAGATTTTGATTACGGAGACTTTGGAACTTTAAAAACTTTAGATCACGTTAAAGTATCTTTGTTTCCAGAAGGAACTATTGAACCTAAACTTAAAGTTAGATTTGATTACGATAGTGCAGATAGACCTCAACCAGAAAACTTAACAATTAATGCACAAGCACCTTCGATATTTGGAGACTCAGGAACACTTTTTGGTACAAGTATATTTGGTGCGCCAGAACAACCATTAGTACGAAATACATTGATAGGCAGTGGTCACAGTAACTTTTTTAATATTTTTAGTAATGATGTAAAAGCTCCATATACTATAAACGGATTATACATAAACTACAGACCATCGGGAAGACAATAATAATAAGGTAGAATTAGACTATGGCTCAAGCATATACCAGACAAAGTTCATTAGCAGATGGGGATACTATAACCGCTGCTTTGTTCAACAACGAATATAATCAACTCTTAAACGCATTTGCTTACAGCTCAAGTAGTGCGTCTTCTACAGGACACAGACACGATGGTACTGCAGCTCAAGGCGGTAACATTCACACTATAGGTGATTTAGATTTTCTAAATAAAATAGTTGTAGATAGTACTAATAATCGTTGGGGAGTCTTTGTAGAAGTATCTAGTGCAGCCGTAGAACAAATAAGAATACAAGACGGTGCTATTGTTCCTGTTACAGATAACGATATAGATCTAGGTACAAGTTCTTTAGAGTTTAAAGATGCTTACTTTGATGGTACAGTTACTACAGATGCTTTAGTAGCGGATACAGCAGACATAAACGGTGGTACAGTTGATGGAGCAATAATAGGTGGATCAAGTGCTGCAGCTATTACAGGTACAACAATTACAGGTACAAGTTTTGTAATAGGTAGTGCAGACATAGCAGAAGCAGAACTAGAAACTATTGATGGAGTTACTGCAGGAACTGTAGCAGCTTCAAAAGCTGTTGTAGTAGACAGTAACAAAGACATTGGTAGTTTTAGAAACATTACTCTTACAGGTGAACTTGATGCAGGTTCTTTAGATGTATCAGGCAATGCTGACATAGATGGCACGTTAGAAACAGATGCTTTATCTATAAACGGCACAGCAGTAACTTCTACAGCAGCCGAACTAAATATATTAGACGGTGTTACTTCAACTGCAGCAGAGCTTAATATTCTTGATGGAGTTACAGCTACAACTGCAGAGCTTAACATACTTGATGGAGTTACCAGTACTGCAGCAGAACTTAATATCCTTGATGGTGTTACAGCTACAGCAACAGAACTTAATCTTATAGATGGTGTTACAAGCACAACCGCAGAACTAAACATTCTTGACGGAGTTACAGCAAGTGCTACAGACATTAACCTTATAGATGGTATTACCAACGGAACAGTTATTGCAAGTAAAGCAATCGTTACAGATTCTAACAAAGATATAACTGGTGGTAGAAACATCACAATCTCTGGAGAGCTTGATGCAGCTACATTAGATATTAGTGGTGATGCAGATATTGACGGTACTTTAGAAGCTGATGCAATTACTGTAGGCGGTGTAACACTTGCAGAAACTATTAGTGATACTGTAGGTGCAATGGTTTCTGGAAACACAGAGACAAATATTACAGTAACCTATCAAGATGCCGACAATACATTAGATTTTGCATTTAGTGGTTCAGCCGATACAACAGGTAACGCAGCAACTGCTACAGCATTAGAAACAGCTAGAACTATTCACGGTGTATCTTTTGACGGTACAGCTAATATAGATTTATCTGAAGTAGTCCAAGATACTGTAGGTGCTATGTTCTCAAGTAATACTGAAACAAATATTACTGCAACTTATGAAGACTCAGACGGTACAGTAGATTTAGTTATTGGAACATTAAACCAAGATACTACAGGTAATGCAGCAACTGCAACAGCACTAGAGACTGCAAGAACTATTGGCGGTACGTCTTTTGATGGTTCAGCTAATATTGCAGTTAATCTTTCAGCTACAGCAACTGCTCTAGCTACAGCTCGTACAATACAC